AGTTAATGATGCTAACAGAACTAATTTTGGTTTTGATGTTAGTTTTTTAGATAGTATTCAATATACTATTTATAACGAAGGTGGTGACCATTATGATTGGCACATGGATACTTTTTTAGAAACTCCAAATGCTTATCATAGAAAGTTAAGTGTTACTGTACAATTAAGTAATAGTAATGAATATACTGGTGGTGATTTTGAATTAAATGATGGCACAGGTAATACTCTACCTAATGATATTAGAGACAGAGGAACTGTATTAGTGTTCCCTTCTTTTCTTATGCATAGAGTAACACCTGTAACACAAGGCACTAGAGAAACTTTAGTGGCTTGGTTTGAAGGGAGAAAATTTAAGTGAGAAGATTTAGTGAGACACAAATATTAGAAGAGATAGATGATTATATAGCAGAGACTTACAAGAAACATTATGCAGATGGTAAGTATCAAGCAACAGATATGATTATAGACTCAGGACATGGAGAAGGTTTTTGTATTGGAAACATTATGAAGTATGCTATGAGGTATGGAAAGAAAGATAATAAAAGATTAGAACTACTTAAGATTATACATTATGCTATAATTGCTTTACACATAGGGGAAGATGATGATTGAAGATAAGATAGGAAAGAAACCTTATTTAGGAATTATAATAGACTATGACAAAGAAAAAGATTTTGACAAGTTTAGTATAGATACTCTCAAAGATAGGTATTTTTGGGAGAATGAAACTCATGCACAGGAAGCTTTAGCAAGAGCAGCAGTTTTCGGTGCTACTTTTAAAGGAGAAACAGATTATGAATTGGCTCAAAGACTTTATAACTACAGTTCCAATAGGTGGTTCATGTTTAGCACTCCTATACTTAGTAACGGGGGAACCACTCGTGGCTTACCTATTAGCTGTTTCCTCAATTATGTACCTGACAGCAGGACTGGCTTATCTTCTCACTATGATGAAAACATATGGTTGGCAAGTTCAGGTGGAGGCATCGGTGGATTTTGGGGGGATGTTCGCAGCAATGGTATATCTACTACTCATGGGAGTCGTTCTACTGGTTCAATCCCATTCATGCATGTTGTAGATTCTCAAATGTTAGCCTTTAATCAAGGCACAACAAGAAGAGGTTCTTATGCTGCATACATGGATGTTAGTCATCCAGAGATAGAAGAGTTTATTAACATGAGAAAAGAATCTGGTGGTGATATAAATAGAAAATGTTTAAATCTACACAATGGTGTTAATATTACTAATGCATTTTTAGATGCTGTTAAAAATGATGAAGACTGGAGATTGATTGACCCTAAATCAAATGAGGCTGTTAAAGTAATAAATGCTAGAGACTTATGGTTTCAGATTATAAATGCTAGAGCAGAAACAGGAGAGCCATACATGGTTAATATTGATACATGTAATGATGCTTTACCTGAACAACAACAAAAATTAGGATTACAAATAAGACAAAGTAATTTATGTTCAGAGATTACACTACCAACAAATGAAGAGAGGACTGCAGTATGTTGTCTATCTTCTGTAAACTTAGAAAAGTTTGACACATGGGTTAGTGATAATTATTTTATAGAAGATTTAATTACAATGTTAGATAATGTAATAGAGCATTACATAGAAAATGCAGTAGACACATCACAGTTAGGAGGATATAGTGCGAATTTTAAAAGGTTTACAAAATATATTAGAGAAGGTAAAGAAGGGTTTGCCAAGTCGGCTTATTCGGCTTATAGAGAAAGGTCGTTGGGTTTGGGTGCGATGGGTTTCCATGCTTACCTCCAGTCTAAAAATATTCCTTTCGAGGGAGTTCTGGCAACCAGCTTCAATCATCAAGCATTTAAACACATTAAGAACAAAGCTGTTCAAGCTTCTAAAAGATTGTCTGAGATGCGTGGTGAATGCCCTGATTTACATGGTCATGAGTGTAGGAATGCTAATCTTCTTGCTGTTGCTCCTAACGCTAGTTCTGGTATTATCTGTTCCGGCACTAGTCCTTCTATCGAGCCTTATCGTGCCAACGCTTATACTCACAAAACTTTATCAGGTAGTTATCAAGTTAAAAACAAATTTCTTGAAAAGCTATTAAAAGATAAAGGTTTGAAAGGTAAGAAGTTAGATGATATATGGAAAAGTATTTCGGGTAATAATGGTTCTGTTCAACACTTAGATATATTAAGTGATGAAGAAAAAGAAGTATTTAAAACAGCAAACGAAATAAATCAAATATGGATTATTGAACATGCTTATCAAAGACAACAATATATTTGTCAAGCACAATCAGTAAACTTATTTTTTACTCTACCAAAAGCAACAGAAGACCAAACATCTCATGATGAATATATGCAGTATGTAAATGATGTTCATTGGTATGGTATGAATAAACTTAAATCACTCTACTATTTTAGGTCCAACGCAGCTAGAAATGTAGAGAATGTTAATATTAAAGTTCCAAGAGTCAAGTTGGATGATGTGGAATGTATAGCTTGTGAGGGGTAATTATGGAAATGAATAGTAGAAAATTATATGATGCTTTGTATGATAGATATAAAGCAAGACAATCTGAGGCTTTGTGTAATATACAAATGTATTTTAGAACAGGTGTTGGAGTAGCTGACCATCCTAACATGGTTGATACTGTTGATAAACTGTTTGAAGAGTATGCAGAAGCAACAGAAAATTTAAAATTATTAGAGGAGAAAGAATATGAGTTTGTTGGGTAATAGAGATTATTATAAACCATTTGAATATCCATGGATGTTTGATTACTATGTATTACAGAATCAAATGCATTGGATGCCTGAATCGGTAGCATTACATACAGATGTAAAAGACTGGCAAGAGTTAACTGATGTAGAAAAAAATCTACTTACACAGATATTTAGATTATTTACTCAATCAGATGTAGATGTTGCTAGTGGGTACATTGATAAGTATATGCGTACATTTACAAAGCCAGAGGCAAGAATGATGATGTCATCTTTTGCTAACATGGAATCAATACATCAACATGCTTATAGTTTATTATTAGATACTGTAGGTATGCCTGATATAGAATATAAAGCTTTTGCTGACTACGAAGAGATGGCAGACAAACATGATTATGTTTCAAACTTTAAACCTACAAAGTCTGATAAAAGAACTATAGCTAAAACCCTAGCAGTTTACTCTGCTTTTACAGAAGGACTACAATTATTTAGTAGCTTTGCAATCTTGTTAA